CGCGCTCCTGCATGCGCTTGCGCAGGAATGGCTCAATGGCCCGCTTGATCGGCCCGGACTCGCCGAACCAGATGAGCGGTTTATAGCGCGCGATCAGGTCGCATTGCCGCTCAATCCAGACATCGCTCTTGGCTTGCTCGCGCCACCAGTCGATCGCGTACAGGTCGCCGTTGAAGTCGAGCCCGAAAATTCCGTGCTCGGTGTAGTCGCCCTCGCCTTCGCTCACCGCGTAGTCGGAGGCGCCGTAAAAGTGCAATTGCTTTGGCAGATCGATGTAGTCGTTGAAGTCGTCCCGCTGGAAAAAGTCGCCATCTTCGGGCGCCGGATCCTGCTGGTAGAGCGCATTCCACGCACGCGGATCGAGTTTGGCCTGCTCCACCATTTCCTCGGTGAACCACTCCGGCCACAGGCGCTCGCCTGGCTGGCGGTCAAGGGGATCGGAGGCGCGCGCGACCATTGGCAGCTTTACAACAGTCCACCGAGCGGCTTCCCGTTCCAGGATCCGCCCCCCAAGATCGTCTTCGTGCCATCGAGTTTGTATGAGGATCTGCCGCGCGCCCGGCTTGAGCCGCGGCAGGAAGTCGTTGACGTACCACTCCCACTGCTTCTGCCGGAACCGGTCACTGTCGGCTTCCTCGCGAGATTTGACCGGATCATCGATCAGTCCCAGGTCAGCACGGCGGCCTGCAATGCCGGTACCGACGCCAGCAGCGAAGAATTCGGCTCCGGAGGCGGTTTCCCAGTTGCTGGAGGCTTGTGCGAACTCGGACAGGCCGAAGCCGAAGACGTTGCGGTAGCGCTGGCTGTCGACGATGTTGCGGGCCCGCCGGCTGAAGCGCTCGGCCAGGTCCGACGTGTTGGAACAACCCAGCACTGCGGCTTGCGGCTCGCAGCCGAGGAACCAGGGCGGAAACAGTACAGAAGCATACGTGCTCTTGGCGCTGCCCGGCGGCATCAGCACCATCAACCTTTCAATGTCGCCGCGCTCAACCGCCTCCAGGTGCTCTATCAACAGCAGATGATGCTTGGCCGGCGCGAATCCCAGGTCCAGATACTCAATGAACGCTGTCAGGGACCTCGCCGCCTGTCTCCTGGCCAGCAGCTCCTGCGCCGCTTGCGCTGGCGATAAAGCGCACGAGCTCAGCATCGCTGTATTCACTTGCATCTCGGAATTCCACCGTGGCCATCACTTGCGTCGGCATCAGCCGCGCGTAGAGCTTGTAGAACTCAGTCCTATTTTCACGTGCCCATTCTGTCATGGCGATCTTCCCGCCTAGCAGTTCGAACACATCGATTAAGTTCTCTTTGACCTGCGCGCCGATTTTGTTCGGCGTTCCTGCCGGGCGGCCAGGGCCAGGCTTGGCAGGAGGCGGCGCTCGACCGCCCGAATTCCAGTTGCCAGCCATCAGCGCGCCCTCGGGTCGTAGTGCTCGCGCGCGTACCAGCGGCTCACGAAGTCCTGGCATAGCGCGGTGTTGGTGAACCGCAGCGCGCCGCTCGGCGCTGGCTTCAGCGGCGGCTCATCTTCCTCGCCCAGGAGCGTGATGACATAGAACTCGCCACGGTTGCGCACGTTCAGGAGCTGGCCCTTTGTCCAGGACGGGGGGATATTGACGGATTCCTCCGGATGCGTTCCGTCGGACGCATTCATCAGCTCGTCGGGTGATAAGGCCGCGGGCCCCGGAATCGGTATCGGTAGTACGACCGCATTCTTGGAGCGCAGGCCGATGGTGCCATTCATGTCACCGCCTCGGCTGTTGCCCCCAGCGTGAACTTGATGATCTGCGCGTCGCCCTCGCTATCGACGCCGAAGCTGATCGATCGGCCCTTTTCGGCTTTCTTGAGCTTGTCGAAGAGCCACGCGCGCTCGGGCTCCGTGAGGTCGTCCAAGCCGACTTGCACCATCGCCCGCCCTTCCGGGCAGTGCATGCTCAGCATCAACGTCGGCTTGACCTTCATGCCCGGCTCTCCGCCGGCTCATCGAACCGCGCCAGATCCGGCTGGTCCAGCTGCGCGGTGTCGTCCTCGTCATCCTCGTCCGGGTCAACCACGCCTGACACGTCGAGCTCCCGGCAGATCAGATGCAGCACGTCGCCCCACAGGAACGTCTGAAACGCATACCCGCCGTACTCATAGCCGCCCAGCTCCACGACATCGCCGACCTTGACCTGCGTCGGCAGGAAGGTCTTGCTGTCCCAAGTCTTGGTGCGCCGGTGCTTGTCCGGGTGGTCATAGCGCTTCGGATAGCAGCCTGGCCCGACCGCCTTCACGATCCCGCGCAGCGGCTTGGTGTACTCGATGACCTCAAAGCTCACGCGGTGATCCACCTTCCGCGGCTCGACGATCAGGTAGTCGCGCCGGCAGCGGATCGCGTAATCGGCCGGGATGCGTGTGACCGAATCCCAGGAAAGCTCGGCAGATCGGCCGGAAGTTGTACGGACGCCCATCAGAACCTGCTCGTTCGTCCCCAAGTGATTGAAATATCGTGCATTCGCCGAAGATGAGGACGGCGCTGTGAAACGCAAAGTTTCACAAGCGCCAAGACCTCGCGGATCTCGACTGGCTTCAGGGCTCGCTTCGGCTTGCGGTTCAGGCCGGTGCGGCGAGCGCTAGACGGCGCGGAATGATTTCCAGTGCGCGTGGACAGGGCACTGGGTTGGGTGGCTATGTACCCCTTACCGGCCGCAGTACGCACGCTGTGCGCTGTCTGTGGGACGCTGTACATGCCTTCCTGGAGGCCAGGAAGCCGCCCAGAATCGATTTTCGCGGCCCGGTTGATGTGGTAGTGGCCCCCCACTGTCTGTCCCCGGTTTTAATGGCGTTTCCGCCCGTAACTCGCGCCAGCCTTCTCCGTCACCTTGCCGGCGCTTTCCGTCTTCCCGCTGCCGGCTTGGTCCTCGGATTTCATCCCATCGGCCTTGTGGGTAAGGCCCAGGTGCTTTTCGATCGTGTCCAAGCGGTCGCGGTGCTCGGAGCAGTGCGGGCAATGGGCGGACGTGGCCGTTGAATCCGGAGCCACCTTGCTGGCGGCTGGCATCTTCAGGGTTTCCTGCGGCCGGCCGGCCTGGTCGCGTGGCATCAGCTCTTCTCCTTCGGCATGGACGACTCGCCGCCTTCTGGCCGCGGGCCTTGGTAGGCGTCGGGGGAGCGCCGCACGCAGCCGGTTTGCGCGCCTTCGCTCAGGCCGTCATCCGTGAAGTGGCCCTTGGGCAACCGTTGGTTCGGCTGGGCGCGCGACTCGCCGCGCTCGTCACGCTTGCTCATGCTCGACGCTCCTTCTTCGCTTGCTGTCTCGCTTCGGAATAACCGATCGCAAGGCGCTGCTTGATCGGGTATTTCTGCTCGCGCTTGCTGCCGACAAACCTGCCGATGAACTTGGACAGCGGTTCACCACGATGGCGTTCTGGCATTTGGCTTAAGATTTTTTTGACGGTAGGCGCGAAGCCTATGCCCATTGACTCGGACGCGCAAGTGGTCACTCTTCATCGTCATCGCGCTCCCATATTCGGCGAAGAAACGGCGGCAGCCAGATCGCCACGAGCACGAGGACGGCGATGCCGAAGACGGCGATGGCGCCGACGGTGAGGGCGATGATGATCTCATCGGCTGCCATTGCGCGGCTTCATGCGCCAGGCGTGGTTGCCAGGCGTCTGGTTCATGCCGAGGGCGCGCATTTCCTCCGGCGTGCGGCAGCGCTTTGGTGCGTCGCGCTCCGGTCGACGTTTGCCGGTGGCATGCAGGTCGAAAGCCTCGCCGGATGCGAAGTGTTCGCCGCAGCCGATGCAGCGCAGCGGCATCAGGGCTCGCGGTAGGTGAAAAGCAGCGACTTGCGGCGCGGACCACGCAGCAGGAATTCGGCGATCTGGCGCTCGGTCATGTCGGCGATTTCGGCGTCCAGGATCTCGATGCGGTAGACCTTGACCAGGGAACTGTCCTTCGATGGCGTGCGAACGCGGAAGATGAACTCGCGCGAGGAAAACGGCCGGTGCGTGGTCGTGTGGTCGATGATGACCGCGATTTCGCCGAAGGTGTGCAGCGGGGCCGGTGGCGGAGTCACGGGCGGAAATGATATCCGCCTTTGCGCTACCGGTTCGGAGGTTTTGCCAGGCCCACTGCGGTGAGGGCTTCGTCGACGCTGCGCACAACGTGGACTTTCGCGTTCCAAGCGTTGATCCATGCGATCTGCGACTGGGCGAGCTCGCTGTCGGCCTTAAGCTCCAGCAAGTAGTTCACGCCAGCGCGGGCGACGAGCAGGTCGGGGCAGCCCTGGCCGATCGACGTGAGGCTCAGCGTCGTGCAGCCGGCGCGCTGCAGGGCTTCGACGATGGCGGCTTGATTGGCGTCGACGCGGTGAAGGTGGCGCATCAGCGCGTGTCCGCAGCCACAGCAATCGCAGCGCGCATCTTCAGGCGTGCAACCTCTTCGCGCACCGCCTGCATCTGCTGTTCGGTGGCGCCGTGTTCGCGCAGCCGATCGATGAATTCGACCATGTGCAGGATGTCGGCGCGTACCTGCTCGAGCTGGAATGCGTTCATCTGGGCCTGGGCGCGTCGAACTTGGCACACACCAGAGCGGCCTCGAGCGCGACGCGGCGGGAGCAGCCGAGCTCACGCCAGCGGCGGAAGGAGCGCAGGATGCGAAGCAGAATCATGGGCGCATCCCAAGCGCCGATTCGATCCGGTCACGCAACTCCTCGACCGCTGCATCGACGGCCTTTTCGATCATCTCTCGGATGTGATCCTCTTGCTCGGCAGTGAAAAGACGAGCGCTGCGCGGCCAGTCCGCTGGCTCGTTGGATTCGCCGAAGTTTTGAAGGCGGCGCGCAGTGCGAAGCTCAGCCGCATTGGGTGGCTTCTCGTTCCAGTCCTCGGTCATGGTACGCCCTCGGCTTGGATCGCTTCGCGCTCAAGCTGGGCTTCGATGTCGGGCGGGGTCCAGTCGGATGGGCGGCCGGAGTTGCTCCACGCGCGCGTCACCATCTCGCGCTGCACCAGGAGTAATTGCTCACCGTCGCGCCAGCGCTGGAGAAGGCGATGCCACCACGCGTCTGAGGGCGGCTCGAGCTGGATCGCCCCCGATGCGGCGAAATCGGCAAGCGTGGCCCGCGCCGCCAAAATCTCCGCCGACGTGCGTTCCCGCCCATTTGGCTCCCAACGCTGTGGCGGATCCGGCAACTTTGGATCGGAGTGCTGCCGGCAGTACCAGATCGAGCCGTTCAGGGTAGGCGACCATACGCCGTGAGCGGTGCAATCCGGGACTGCGCATCGGTACTGCGAATCGGGTGCGATGAATGGGTTCTGCGCCGTCTGTCCGTATGGTCTACGAGCCATGGTATTTGCCCTCGATGGTGTCGATGAAGCGAGCAGGTTGCAGCAGGAAGTCGATCGATAGTTCGAACGGGCGGTGGCCGTTCGATGGCTTGGTTTTGCCCATTAGGAAAGCCGACTCTCGGCAGAACTCGAACAGGCGTTCCCACTCCGCCAGACCCTGCGCGCGCGTGACATAGCCGCGCATCTTGGCGAGCTCCTTCCATCGAAGCCGTAGGGCGGCGCGCCGGCGCTCGTTCAGGATCACGGTGCGCGGGCTTTCCGGGATCACGCGCTGGAAAAGCTGCAGGATTGCGTCGGCTGGGCAGTCGGCCAAAGCGGCCGACTGGGGCCCCGCCAGGGCCAGCTCGAGTTCGGCCGGTTGCTGATTTTCCGGGCCGCTGGCTGGAGACGGCGACATGTCTTTACCTGTCGAAGTCGAAGTCGAAGTCGAAGTCGAAGTCGAAGTCGGGCGTATGTGTAGCGCACGTGCATAGCAGATTTCCGCTAACTCTTTGAATCTTGTGCGGTTGTGGGGTGCTGAAAAATCGGGGAGCGGATACTTTGGGCGCTTTGCACGGATGACAAAGCCATTACGGGGAACGTAGGCAAATGGGCTCGATCCGACCGTGTAACAGCGGATCAGGTCCGCTTGGTCCATGGACAGCAGCTCAGCGCCGATCGCTTCCGGGCTCAGGCCGACGAACACGGTCGTTTTGCGCTGCAGGAAGACGCGATGCACCGGCACTAGGCCGAAGTCATCGCAGTTCAGCAGCAGCTCCAGGAATGCCAGCCTGCCTGTCAGACCGACCGCATGGTAGTGGTCGCTGTCCAAGCAGGCGTCGCGCACGTAGCGGTTTGGCATTTATGGAAGTACGACCGCTTCGGCTATCGCGGCCTTGTACGGATCGGCCGAGGGCAGGCCCGATCCGGCCATAAAGCCGGCAAGGAAGAATTCGTCTCTCTCGCCTTCTTCGGATAGTTTCCTTGCGATGTCGACGAAAAATTCGACGTGCGCCCGAGTTCGGAAATATGGCGGCAGAGTCGCTAAGCAGTAGCCGCTAACGAGAAGTGTAACGATGCTGGGGTCGTAAAAATGTCGATCAACCGCGCAAATCGCTTCACGCATGAGCTGCTCGGTCCTGTGTTCATCGTCGTGGCAGGACTCGCACAGCACAACAAGTTCCTTGTCCGTGTACTCCCAAGGATCAGCACCTTTGCGATAAATCCGATGGTGCACATGCAGGGTTGATTTCCCATCGGAACAACTCTCGCAGTGGAAATCCGCCTTCTGCAGCTTCTCCAGCCGTCGCCGCTGCCACCGCGGATCGCGTAGCTTCTCGCTGTAGGTGCTCACGCCGCCACCCCCAGCCGCTGCGCCATCACCGCAAACGCCTGGGCCCGCTCGCCCGGCGCCGGCTCCGGATGCGCGTCGTCCCACAGGAACTCAGCCACTCGGAGAAGATGCAAAGCCCGCGGTCGATCGGCCAGCGCCGTGTACGGGCGGCCGGGGATGAAGACGGGAAGAGCCGAAAGGCTGGACATGGGCGACTCCCTGAAAGCCGAAAAGCGGGCGGGTAAGCAGGTAAGGACCGTTCAGGGCAGTCCGACGGCGGCCGGCCGGATGTCCCTGCGTCCCCGCTACCCGGATTATCCGCCTGAAGTGTCCGCCTTGACAACGGGGACAGTCAACCGGTTTACGCTACAGCTCGAATCCTTGCTGCGCCGTCCTGCGAGCCTGTAGCGGTGCGTACGCTTTCTGCAGATCGCAGCCGATCCATTTGCGTCCCAGGCGCTGCGCGACCTCGCCCACGGTGCCGCTTCCGAAGAATGGATCGAGCACGACGTCGCCTGCACGTGAGCCGGCCAGGATGCACGGCTCGACCAGTGCGGGCGGGAATGTGGCGAAGTGGGCACCCGAGTACGGGTCGCTGGCGATGGTCCAGACCGAACGCTTGTTACGGCGCGAGACCAGTTCGCGCACTGCAACGGAAAAAGACGCGTTCTGCTTTTCGCGGCCGATTTCGCCAACAGCGGCTTTGGGATTGACGCCATTGCCGCGACTGTGCGCGTTACCGTTGACTGGTTCGCTGATCGCATCGGCGTCGAAGTAGTACCGCTCCGATTTGCTCAACAGGAAAAGATACTCGTGCGCCTTGGTGCAGCGGTCGGTCACGGACTCTGGCATCGGATTGGGCTTGTGCCAGATGATGTCCTGCCGCACATACCAGCCATCGGACTGCAGCGCCAGAGCAACGCGCGCTGGCATCATCATGAGATCCTTAGGTTTCAAGCCGTCGGGAGGCCTCCTGCCAATCTCGCGCATCGGAACGGTGTCACGCACAAGGGTGAATCTACGATCGGCGCGTTGTTCTTTCTTTCCCTGCCAGCCAGGACCGCCGACTTGCGCGTAGGAATCGCCTAAGTTGAGCCAGACTGTTCCGTCATCGGCCAGCAGCTCGCGCACCAAGCCGAACACACCGACCATCGCATCGACGTAATCCCGGATGGTTGGCTCAAGGCCGATCTGACCAGGCGAGCCGTAGTCCCGCAGGCCCCAATACGGCGGGCTCGTCACACACATCTGCACGCGCACGCCGTCGGCGATCATCTGGCGCATCGAGTCGCGGCAGTCGCCGATCATGCAGCGGTTAGCGTAAGTGGTCACTTACGCCCGTTCTTGCGCCCGAGCGCCTGGCCGACCCATTCCCGACTCTTGCCAACGCGACGCGCAATTTCAGCGTCCGGAATGCCAAGTTCTCGCCAGCGCAGCATTTTCCGCTTAAGGTCCTCGGTCAGCTTCAGTGCCATAGGCCGAAATGGTAGGCAATCATTCGACAATTGTCAATTGACAAACGTCAAGTCTGCGGATAGGATGCCGAAACAGTAGCATCACACACAGGAGAAACCGCCATGACCCTCGCCCAAATCGTCTCCCTCGCCCGCAGCATGATGACCACGCTGCGCAATGGATGTACTCGTGCTATCCACTACCTGCGCTCGCTCGGGCTGCAAACCGAGTTCATCCGCTGGGTGCTGCTGGGGCGGTGAGCAAATGGCCAACGTAGACGGTCGATATTTCACCGCATCGGGAGATCCTAAGTTCGCTCTGATCCGCGATCCGATCCTTCTGATTCTCGCATGCGTTCTGGCCGGTATGTGGGGCTGTCCGATCTACAACGTGTGGCAGCAAGGGCTTGTAGGAGAAGCGGCTCTAAAGCGCGCCGAACAGGATCGACGCATCACGGTCCAGGAAGCGCAGGCGAAGATGGATTCCGCCTCACTGCTCGCGAACGCCGAGGTTGCGCGCGCCAAAGGCGTGGCCCAAGCCAACCAGATCATCGGTGAATCACTCAAATCCAACGAAGCGTACCTACGCTATCTGTGGATTACGGATGTGGCTTCCAACATCAAGGGCAACACAGTCGTCTACGTTCCGACCGAAGCGAACATGCCGATCCTGGAAGCAGGAAAGCGGCCATGAGCACCGACAAGTTTTCGGGGACGGTAGAGGGTTTAGGTCCTGATCCCCTTGAGCCTTCGCATGGATCGCAAGTCCAGCCGTCGCCGTCCCTCATAACCGACGGTTCCGTCCTCTCCCACGGGCCCCACCGCTATCGCATCCGCCTGACGCCAACCACGCCCGATCCGAAGTGGGGCGCGATGGTCGCCGTCGAAGTCGAAGCCCTGGCCGACGATGGCGCCGCGCTCGCCTACTTCGACAACGACGTGGCGATGGACGATCCGGAGTCGATCGAGGATTGCGTCTTCGGCATCATCTTCGAGCTGGCCGCGAAGTGCTGGCCCGAGCATGAGCGCATCGAGCGCGAGCGGGCCGATGTGCGGCTGCAGCGGGCGCATCCGCACACGGATTTTTCATATGAAGATTTCGACGTGAGAAGGTGAGCGCATGAAATTCGAGATTAAGAATCGATTCACGGGCGACGCGCAGGTGACGAACCTCGCTGGCGCCGGCCTCGCTGGCGCCTTGAAAATCGACCCGAGCGAGATCCCGGTCATCCCGAACATCGACGACACGATCCTGGCCGCGATAGAGTCCGGCGGCGTGCTCGACATGAGCGATTGGCATGGCGAAGGCGGATGGTGCGGCACGACCCACTGCCGCGCCGGCTGGGCGATCCATTTAGGCGGCGAGAAGGGCAAGGCGCTGCAGGACAAGCTCGGTCCGAACATGGCCGGCACGCTGATCTACGAGGCGTCCAGGCCCGGTCAGCCCGCGCCGTGGTTCTTCGACTCGACCGAGGGCGCGCTCGCCGATCTGCGCAAGTGCGCGAAGGAGCAACGCGGAGAGCCGGCGTGATCGTCGCCGCCGTCACCGCCGCAATCGAAGCCGGCTCCGATGACTGGGCCGCGTACCTGCCGCAAGTCGCCCGCCTGCCGCATCAGCAGCACGTCCGCTACACGCAGAGCATCGACGCCTGGGACATCCGCGCCTTCAACCAGCTCTCCCGCGTCGGTCGCTGCCATCGGGCGAGGCTTTCACATGCCCAGCGCGAGGACGGCTCGATGCGTCCGATGGTGATCGTCCTCTTCGGCGAATGGGACGGCGAGGAGCGGCGCATCGGGGCCAGGCGCGGGGCGGAGTTTCGGCGGGAGTTTGCAAATGCCGAAATATCTTGATCCGTGTCCGTCTTGGTTCAGCGAAGGGCCGCACTCTTGGGCGACTGGCGTGCCAGGGCAGTACTCGGATACCTGCTCTGGCTGTGGAATCAGCCGTAAGGCCGCGCGTCTTCGGGCCAAGCTATTACGTCTCCCTCATGGCGTCGTAGTAGTTAAGAAAACTCCGGCCCAAAGATTGACAAAGCTTCGGCTCGTGGTGAACAACAGATGACCTTGGAAGAAGCGAAGCAATACCTCGGAGACAGCTACGTCCTGAGCCCGAAATATCGGCTCGAAGAGACGCCGTGGCACAGCTTGTACGAGCCCGTCAATATTGCTTTGACCTTCGCGCACGTTCGCCGAAGGGATGAGCGGGATGGGCAGCAGTGAAGTGTCCGCATTGCGGCAAGCTGTTCGCCGTAGGGACGCACACGCGACGCCACGTCAACAATGCTCGCCTCTTTGAGTGCTTCGATCGGAATTTCGAAGAGATGCTGGGTCGGTGCAAAGGCAAGCAGGACGTTGGCGTCATATTCGCCGTCATGCGTGCGACCTCTGCTGCGATCGGACGCGATACCGATGAGGATTTGAAAGATTGGCTGTGCTGGCGGGAGGAACGACAGCCGGGATTCCTGCAATCGATTGAGGAGCGGTTCTAAATGAATTTGGCACAGCGGCAGCGGACAGAGTGCGGCTTGCGGGGGAATGCCGTCGCCCGCAGGACTGAAGCGTCTACAGCAATCGCGGAAGAAAGCCGAGCCAGTAGGACGCAGCAAGGCTTGACAGCCGGAGAGACGGCATGACCCTCTTCGACGAAGAAGACCGCAAGCTCTCCTGGCTCGGCGTCGTGGCCTTCGCGCTGCTGATGCTGATGGCCGCATTCGGCATGGGCGCGTGGTCGTCCTACAGCGACGCCAAGGCCGTGCAGAGCCTTGCCGCCGAGAAGTGCGAACCGGGCGAGGTCGCGTTCGTGCGGCAGGATGGGACGCAGACGTTGTGCCTGCAAGGATCGAATCGGATGGGGAATCGTAGATGACAGACGACCGACAACAGCAGGACACCTTGGAGCAGGAAGAATATGAGCGTCTACAAAGCGATCAACGCAGTGCAGGCCGAACTGGCGAAGACCGGGATCAGCAAGGATCGAACGAACGAGCAGCAGCGCTACAAGTTCCGCGGGATCGATGAGGTCTACAACGCCCTGTCGCCGCTCCTGGCAAAGCACGGTCTGTGCATCCTGCCGCGCGTTCTGACGCGTGAGTGCGTCGAGCGTGAGAGCAAGCAGGGCGCGGCGCTGTTCTATGTCACCGTGCACATGGAATTCGACTTCGTTGCAAGCGATGACGCATCCAAGCACACTGTCGTTACTTTCGGCGAGGCGATGGACAGCGGCGACAAGGCCACCAACAAGGCGATGAGCGCCGCCTACAAGTACGCCTGCATGCAGGCATTCTCAATCCCGACCGAGGGCGACAACGATGCTGATCAGACCACGCACGAGGTCCGCGTGGCTGCCGTGCCGAATGCACTGCGAGGCGTGAATCTGCCGCCCGAGCAGATGGATGCGCTGCGCGAGCTGGCCGCCGACGTGGTGCAGATGGTCGAGGCCGATGGCAACGCGAGCGGCGCGCAGATGCACATCGATGCGCAGAACTTGGACTCGGATCAGAAGACGGCGCTGTGGGGCCTGCTGGGCCCGAACAGCAAGACGCGCGCTGCATTGAAGAACGCCAGCGCACGCGCGAGGGCGGCAGCGTGAGCGAGTTCTCCGCCTCCTACATCGTGCGCGACGAGAAGATCCTGGCGCGCGCGCTCGCCATGATTCGCGGAAACTGGCAGGCGATGGCCGCGTCCGCGCATCCGATGGTCGTGCATCTATCGACCGAAGCAGCCACGCGCTCGCAGGAGCAGAACCGGCGCTACTGGGCGCTGCTGGCGGACATCGCAGCGTCCGCTTGGGTCGATGGCAAGCAGTTCTCGAAAGACGCGTGGCACGCGCATTTCGTCGGCCTGCTGCTGCCGAAGATCGAAGGCCCGCATGGGGAGATGTTCCCGGTCAGCACCACGACGCTGACGGTGCGCGAGTTCGCGCACTATATGGGACAAGTGGAAGCGTACGCGGCGACAGAACTCGCGTTGGAGTTGGCATGACCGAAGAAAGCGCTCGGGCTATGACCACGATCGACGAGGCGATGGCGTTGCTGCAATTGTGGCTGCACGTCGATAATCCGGAAGACTACGAGGACGCCAAGCAGAAGACAATGCAATTCACGTTTGACCGTCTTGTCGATTCGAGCGCCCCGGCCCAACATCAGGAGGTCGGACTTGTTTGTGGCACTGGTGAGCACCATACATTCGTCGGCCAGTTGCATCCTGACTTCAAGATGCCGACCGATAAGTTCAAGGTCTACGCCGCCCCTCCCTCCGCCGCTGCGCTGATCGCGGAGAAGGATGCGGAGATTGAGCGGCTGAAAGCTGAACAAGATTCTTGGTTCAAGGCCGAAGCTGGTTTCTACGGCATTCCGCAACCTAATGGTCGAAACAGCGCAGTGCTCGCTCTCAAAGAGCGCGCCTCAACAGCCGAGCGCGCGCTGGCACAGATCAAGGAGGCGAAGGCGTTCGCTATGCTGTACGAAATGCGTGCCCGTGAGGGTGGCGGCGGCCAATGGTTGACGCTCAATCCGCTGGATCCGAACGGGGTAGCGCAGAGAGCCATCCCTGTGTACGCCGCTCCTCAACCGCCAGCCGGCAATCGCGATGCTGTCGTGGTGTCGCCGTTAGATCCAAGCAAACCAATGGTCATCGAAAATTGCTACTTCGATAACGACGCCATCCCCCGCGAGATCCACGACAGGTTGCTGCTAGAGGCGCGCCGAGAAGCTCTTAGAGTCGCGTACAAAGACCTATGGAATACGGAGCCAGCGGATCGCATGGAAAGGCTCAAGCAGTTGGCCTCCGAATCATGAAACCTTGGCATCTGCGCATCGGTAAATTTGCCCGCGTGTTCGTGCGGCCTTCAGGACTTGGACAGCGTGTCTGTCTGTTGCTGAGAGGGTATCGACCTCGCCATAACATTTGGACGAAACCGAATGGCGCACAGGCTAAAGTCGAGCGGGAGAAGCCGTGACCAGCCGATCCTGCTGCCCAATCTGCCGCCTAATCTCGTGACGCTTCCGGGCCCGCAACGTCTGGCAGTCATTGCCTACGCCCGCGCCGCTGAGGTGATCGCGCATCAAGGATTGTCGAGCGGCTACCAAAAGCGCGCCGAAGCAGCCAAGCGCGCGCTGGCGGGAGCCAAGGCGCAGGCGTTGAGGGAGGCTATGGAGCGGGTGTCAGTTGAGTATAAAGACAGGCCGAATTGCTCGTTCGTCCTTGGCATACTCAGCCGCATGGTCTCCTCCCACGAGCAATCCGCACCGGGCGGCAAATGATCCTGCGCCGATGGTTCTGGTGCGCCCTCACGCTGACCGTGATGTATCTGCCGGTCGCCATCGCGGCGGCATTGGAGAAAACTTGGCTCATCCGATAGAAGCGCCGCGCCGCTCCACCCTTTGGTGGATACTCGCGCCGTTTGGTATCGTCGCGCTCATCGTGTTGGCGCCGATTCTTGCCTCGATCCGGCTGCTGCATCGGCTCGTCGCCTGGTCATGCGAGCGGATCGTGGATTGGCTGCTGGGGCAGTGATATTCTCCTGAGAGCTCCGCTCTCTTCGGCTGCCTCTCGGGGCGGTCTTTTTTCGTCCCATAGGACAGGCCTCGTGCATCCATCTGGCAGGCACGCGTGACCTCGGCAGCTCTCTGAATTGTCAGGGACCCCGTATCGTGGGGTGAGGCGCCATCCGGTTACGACCGGCAACTAGATGCTTTCGTCCCTGTTTTGCTGGTGCCTGGTATGCCAACCTCGACACCATGCGCCGCCTGTCCGGGGAAGCGCAATCGAGATATGGAGCCCTCGACGGTGCTCGCCCTCTTGCTCCGCGCGGCCGGGCAGCCCTTGGTTCGTCCGGAGTACGTGGCCGGTCCCCAAAATAGAACCGCCCCGGATATCCACAATTGGTGGCTTACGGGGCGGGGGCAAAACAGGGATAGACCGGACAGGCCATCGCTGATGATGCCTATTTTTCAGGCACCTGTCCAGCGGCCGGACGGATCAGCGCGGCCAGCTCGCTACGGCTTCTGCGAGGGCTGAGTGCTGCTCTGCAGCAGCTTCTGTGCATCGTCGAGCAAGGTCGATAGCTCGCCCGAGAAGTCGGCAGGCCTCCGCGCCGCTTCCACTGCAGGCAGCGGAGCCGGGTCCGGTTTGAGGCACGGCACCGTTACCGCCAGCGGCCCCGGCGGCAGCGATGGCGGCGGCGAGCTCGTCGCGCACCCGCTGAGCGCGAGCATCAGCAGCGCCGGCGGCAGCCTTAAGCTGAGCGATCTGCTTCGTGTAGACATTGGCTGCGTCCTCCCGTGCGGTGGCGTTGGCCTGGCGCTGGGCGTCGCGCTCGGCGATGGCTTCGGTCAGCAGCGCCTGGGCGGCGTCGAGCTTGGTTTGCCACTGTTTTTGCAGCGCAGTAACGTCGGCGACGTGCGCGGCCTTCTCGGCGTCCAGCGCTCCCGTGTCGCGCCACGCTTCCACCTTCGCCCCACCCGCAAAAGCGGCCACAGCGGCTACCATAGCGCCGCCAGCGAGCACGGGCGTCGGGATCAGGGATAGGAGGCTCATCAGGCCACTGGCGGTGCCGCGGCGGGCTCCTGGCCGCTTTCCAGCTGCGCCAGGGTCAGGCCGCCCGTGTACTGGACATGCGCCTCTTCCTTAAGCGGCCCGGTCCAGCGCCCGGCCCATTCGAAGCCAAGGCCCTCGGCGATCACGCCGACGCGCTCGAATGCCGCCAGATCGTTCCACGCGCACTTGCCGTCCTCGATTGGGCAGAAGTCCAGCGCGACCCGCCAGTTGTGGTAGGACTCGCCCGGCTTCGCATTGGTCACGATCGGCCCCGGCGCGCCACCCCGCCCCTTGGCGTAGAGCTCGGCCTGGGCCTCCAGATCGCGGTAGGTGGACGTGACGAGAAGGTCGATTCCGGCCGCCGTGCAGGCCGCAATCAGCTGCTCGGCCATGTTCTGCACGACCGGCAGCAGATCGTCGAGGCTGCGGCTGGTAATCATGCAGCTATTGTGCGCCCACCCAATACTTGTTGCTACCGGCCGGGTTGCAGGTCGCGGTGCCCTTCACGACCACGCCGTACAGCACACCCGGGGTTGTAGTCACGGTGAGGTGACATCCGTAGGTGCCAGTATGCGTGTTGCGGGCGCAGGCGAAGCCCGGGTACTGCGTGCCGTTCTGATTCAGCACGTACGACGTTCCCATCAGTTGATCGACGCTGTTGATCTGCACGAGCGTCGAGGCGCCGGTAGCCGAAAAGACGCCCTGCGCATCGTTGATCGGCGTGCCAGGCGTGGGTGAGCAGGGCACCGAAAACTGCGCGCCCGTAGGGCCAACAGCGAACGTAGGCACCCATAAGCACGGAATCAGGCCGCAGCTCTGGGCGTAGACGGTGGCGCAGGCTGTAAGTGCGGCAGCGAACAAAGCGATGCGTTTCAGCACGATGTCTCCTTCAGGGGCAAATCAGCAGGTTCAAGGTGGCGCCACGGGTAGCCCTCGATCGGCCCCGGGAAGTAGGCCAGAGCCGCGCGGTCCGGGGTGAGCCCCCAGCAACACCAGTACGCCCCGTTCCAGCGGGCGAAGCGCTCGGCAGTCGATATGGCCGCGCCGCTCGGGTAATCGCGGGCGACAACCAGCACCCGGTAGATCCCCTCACGGAACGGACGGCGTTTTGCCGGCTGCCAGGCCGGCAGGCTCGATGCGTAGATGGCGTCCCAGTCCATTGCTCGGACTGTACCGTGTTCGCGGCATTGCTAAAGCCTTCAAACGGGCGGGGAAAGGCGAGTATTTCGGCATGGGCGAGCGATTGCGGGCGGTGGACATGGATCTGGACCAGGGCGGCGGCCCGACGCGCCAGCCGTGGTCGATCGGCGCGCTCGGCGTGCCGCTGCCGATCGTGGCGACGCTTCTGGTGCAGACGGCCGCAGTCCTGCTGTGGGTCGGCAAGCAGTCCGACAAGCTCGACACCGTGATCGAGCAGCAGAAGGAAATCAAGGCCGAGGTCTACCATCAGAACGACGCCACGCGCGACCTCGCCCTGCGCGACGATCGCATCGCCGAGCTCGCCAGGCGGGTGGCGATCCTGGAGGGCTACGTGGATGGACGGCGCAGGTAAATTGAAATTGGCAGTGGGCGCCCTGGTGGTCCTGGGACTGGGCGCCGGCGCCGGCATGCTGGCGCAGGATCAGATGGACGCGCGTCTCGCCAAGGCCACGGCCGAATCGATCCGGACGGACCGGCAGCGCGAGCGCGATGCTGCGGCGCTGCGCGAGGCGCATCTGAACGAAATCATCGAGACCGAAAGGCTTCACCATGCCGACGCGCTTCGCCAACGAGACACTCATCTGGCTGCTTTTACTGCTCGGACAGGCCGGATGCGCAACGAGCTCGAAACCATGCTTGACGACAGTCGAAGAAGCGGAGATGCCTGCATCGCCCGAGCTGCTGGAATCGCCGAAGCCGTCGGAGCCCTCCTCGATGCTGTCGGCGAAGGTGCCGGATTACTTGAAGAAGCTCAACGGGAAAATCAGCGACTTGCAGAAGCGAATCGCAAGCTCGCCAGCCAGGTCGCCGGCTGGCAGCAGCGCTACGCTGAGCGGACCCAGCGGATCACCGTGACGGCAAAGAAGCCGGCGGGATGACCGCGCTGCTGGCCGCCGGCCCTTCGAACACCATCGATTCGCACGTCACCTTGATCCGCACCGCGACCAGGTGCGCGCGGTTCAGCACGGTGAGCGCCCTATCCGGCATTTCCACCTGACGGTACAGGTCGAAACGAAATCCCATCGGATCGGCCCCGCGCCGCGCCTCGCGCACGAACTGAGCGGCTGCCACGCGCACGAGCTGCGCGATGGTGAGGCCGTCGTTATGGTCGGTGGTCATCGTCTTTCCTGCGGTCTTCTTCCTTGCCGGTGCCGCGATACTTCGCCTGGATGTACTCGGCCAGGATCTTCGGGGCGACGAGCGCGATGAGGTAGATGCCGAACACCTCGACGAACTGATTCGGCTGCGTCTGCCAGCTCGTGGCGCAATTCATCAGCGCCCAGGAGCCGAGAATAAGGGCGACCACGTATCCGACGAGCTTCATCGAGGCTTTGCCATCCGGCCCACGCAGCGCATCGACCAGACTGAAGTCGGTCCGCTGGTTCGCCTTGTGCATGAAGCGGGCGAACATCACGATGCCGATCAGCAGCACGACGTTCAGCGGCTGGAACCACTGGACGGCCAGCGCCTCGACTGTTGCTGCGAGCTGCAGCAGTGCCGGGCTGGTGGTCGCGGCGGTCAGGGCCTCGGCCGCCGGTATGGAATCGGCCATCGCCTTAGCTCCTGTGACGCCGCAGCGCGCACAGTAACCCGATTCGCGCTAATGCCAATCACTCGAAAAGAGGTCCGGGCGATCCGGTATCTGTCCGTGAGTTTTCGACCGCCTTAAGAGTGAGCTCCATCCCGAACTGCGTCAGCATCAGCGCGCGCACGGCGTCCGACTTGCTCATCAGCAACGCGGAGGCGCGATTGTGCGGGGCGCCGATCGAGAGCGTCTGCGCGAGCGTGCGCGCGTGGTGCTCCAGGCCCTTCGGCAGCATCGCGATGATTTCTACCTGATCGGTCTCCGGATGCGCCTGCACGACGGTCCATACCTGCTCGACCATTCAGAGTTTCTTGGCGACCTGCTCGGCCCCTTGAAGCAACGCTCTGGCCTTGGCTCTGTGATTGATCCACCACCACCATGCGCCCACCAGCGCACCACCGGCCATGAAGCAGATCACGTACGGAAGAAAGGTGTTCATGCTGACCTCCTATCGCTGGCTGATGGTGAGGTAGGCCCCAGCCGTGACCTGATAAGTTGAGCTGAACGCGAGCGCAGAGGCGACCGTGAGCGTTTGATTGGCGGCATTGGTGATGACGATGCCACGCATGCTGTAGGCCGCGCCCACGTCACCATTGGCCCCGGTGATCGACAACTGCTGTCCATTCGCCGCTACGGGCCCGACGATCGTGTTCGCCGTTCCGCCGAAATAGATATTCGTGTTGATGTTGATCGATGCGGACGGTTGAGAAAAAAGCCCGCTGAACATCACCTCATAGGTGCCGGCATTGGCGAAGGTGATCGTGCCGGCCGAATTGGTGATGCCGCTGCCGATCGATGATCCGTTCACATTGAAGTTGACGATGCTGCCGCTGTTGGTGATGCCGCTCGTCAGGAACGAGGCCGCATTGGGCGCGGTCGTTGAAAAGCTCGCGGCGGTGACGGCGCCGCTGAACGTTCCATTGACGGCCCCCGTAATCGAGTTGCCGCCCATCGCCAGGTTGCCGCTGAGCGTGAGCGCTCCGAGCGACGATGCACCGGCCGCAGCGATCGAGTCGGCGGTGATCGCATCGACTGTAAGAGCCTCCAGGCTCGTGGACCCGGTGACCGTGAGCGTGCCGGTCGTGAACGAAGTGGCAAACGCGGTGATCTGCGATTGCAGATTGGCGATGTCGGCCGAGGTCGCATTCGCCACCATGTAGGCGAAGCTGTCGAGCTGATTGCTGTTGACGTCGTAAACGGTGAACGTGTAGATCTGGCCGCTCACCAGAAATAGCTGGCACGTCGCGCCCGTCGCGTTCGAAATCTCGCCGCGAGCATTCAGCGGGATCGGGTTCGGCAGGGCGGTGGTGCCGCCCGAATCCTGATAGGTCGGATAGTTGACGCCGCCGACTTGCGTTAGGACCGTCCCGCCTGCGGCCGGCACTCCGCGATTGTCGAGAAATTGCAGGGTCGGGACAGAACAGAGGGAGACGGTGGCGGCCATCTACGCTGTTCCTGTGATACCGTGTATGTTCACTTGATCACTCCGGCACCTGGCCGCCACGTGTCTTGAATAAAGCGGGCATTCTCCAGTTCCTGCTGGGCTGCCGCAACCGCGGCAGCACGCGCTCTGACGCCGCCCGTGATGATCGGCCCGAGGACCGGCACTCTGTTGACAAGAGACTCGGCAGCACCTCCCGCCATCCCGGCAGCGTGACTGAGCATCCCTTTGGCGGCAACGGCGGTATTCGAGTTGTTGACGAAACTTCCCTTGGGCTGACGAGTGGCATTCCTCGCATAATTCCCAAGGGTTTGCAGAGTCGGCAATTCACCGCCCTGGAATATCGGCCCAGCTCGCTGCCCTACCGCTGCGAGTTGTTTGTTAAAGCTGTCGGACGCGAAATTACCCTCATACTGGTTATCCAACCGCGCCGAATCTCGAAGATGGTCAATCACAGCCGCACGCATCGTCTGACTTGCGACATCATCATTCCCGAGATTTTTAGCCATCTGCGCGATATCTTCGACCTTGCCCCGAACCAGAAACTTATTGACGAAATCATTCGCGCTTACGGTGCCGTTGACTGCTGCGTCGTATGCCGGATCAGCCTCAAGGTCAGCGTACCGAGCGCGGCCCTTGGATAGAGCATCGTTCACCATGCCGCGGAACTGCGCGGCTTCCGGAAGTAGCTCCGAAGCGTTGGTGGCCTTAATGACGGTCGAGGCCGCATCGCCCTCGGTGCCGCCCTTCATGGCGATCTTTCCCAGGTTCTGACGGAATGCGTTGTAGCCGTCTGCGGTGAGGCCGCCGCGCCGCGCCGCATCGGTAAGCTCGGCAAGCTGGCCGCCTGGATCCTGAGAGCTCAGAAGCTTCGCCTTCAGTGCAGCTTGCGCGTCCTGGAGCATGCGACCCGCGTCGAAGATCGCAGCGCCGCCGGTTTGCGCACGTATGGCATCCCAACTCGAATCGATAGCGGCCTGTTTCGGCGCATCCAGCGCCTTGTAGCTATCGATCAGCGTTTGCGCATGCTCGGTCGGTGTGGTCGTGGTGACATCCGGCGCCGACTGCTCCCGGATCGCTTCCAGGTTCTGCGCCATGTTCTGGTTCTGCCACTGTAGGCGCTGCGCGTGCTCGGTCGCGGTTGCACGGTTGTTCATCTCGTTGGAGATCATCACTGGGTCCTGAGCGGCTTGCCCTTTCGACAGGCGCCCCGGGATCGGCAGCGAATCGGCCTCCAGATGGCGGTCCATTGCATCGGCGTCGAAATGCTCTTTCCATGCCGGCCCGTATCGCTGCTGAGCGTCGGCGATTTCACCAGCGACAGAGGCTGCCATTTCTGGCGTAGCCGTAGACATGCGACCGGCTGCGGTTACTGCAGCAGATCCGACAGAGGCACCGGCCGGCGCTGCGCCTCCTCCCTCAGCCTCAAAGAGCGGTGCCGGCGCGGCGCCGCGATTGAACGGGGAGATGCCGGATGCGACGTCGGCCGTCGCGCCCCCTACAGCCTTAACAGCGCGCGCCGCCCCGCCAACAATAGGACCGGCCACTTTTGGCGCAACCGCCATCGTCGTGGCATGCACCCCGGTCTTGATGGCAGCCACGGTCGTCGGATCGGCTCCAGCCTGCTCGGCCAAGTTCCCTGCGTGCTCGGCCGCCCAGGCGCCCAGTTCGTCCAGCTTGCCGCCCACCCAGCCGCCGGCCTGCGCAATGCCCTTGCCGATGGTGGTCTGCGGCTGGTACTGCACGCGCTCCTGCAATGCCTTCTGATCGGCCGCAATCTCGTCCCAGGACTTGCCGGTGGCACGCTCGATCAACCCCATGCCGCCGGCTGCCAGCGCACCCGCAGCGCCAGTACCGAGCGCCAATGCGCCCTCGCCCAGCCCGGTCGTTACGCCAACACCTGGCTTGCCCATCGTCCAGCCGGTGGGCTTTGCGGCCTCGTCATTGGCCGCTGGCGCGGCGTCCTGGGCCATCCTGCTGCTGAGCGTGGCGCCAGCATCCTGCGCCATGCTGGCACTGAGCGACTGCGGCAGTTGCTGCGGCGCGGCAGAAGGGCCGGCGTCAGCCGCCATCTGCTCGGCAAGGCTCACCGGAAAAATCCCATCTGCTCAAGCGCGCCAGCCTTGCGCACCAGGTCGGCTTTGTCAGGCTGCCGGGCGATGAAGGCGCGCGCTGCGGCCGGGTTACTCTTGGCGAGGTCCTGGTACTGCCAGATGCGCGGGTCGGCCTGAGCTTCGAATGCCTGCCGGCCTTCCTGGTAGGCCTGCGGATCGCCCGCGCCGCGATTCGACAGGCGCGTGGTCTGCAGGAAATTGCGTTCGGCCTGGTTCATCATCACCTGGCCGCGCAGCGTCCCGGCGGCTTCCTTGATGGCGTCCGGATCCATGTGCGAGTTCGGCTGCCCGGCTTCGACCAGCGCGCGGGCCGCGTCCGTGCCGGCGGGCGTGGAGATGTTCAATTGCGCCATCGCCTTGTTCAGCAGGTTCGTATCGGTCTGCGCGTCTCCGGTAGCGTTGACTCCGAAGCCTCGCAGGATGCCCGCCATGTACTGTTTCTTGTCGCCGCCCGGGCCGGTGAAGGCGGACGGTGCCAAGCTCTCGATTGTCTTGGTCAGACCGGTCACCAGCGGGAGGCTCTGCGCGCTGGCGTTCAGGCCCGTGAAATGGTCCGACATGTCCTTTGCCACTCCGCTTTGGGCTTGGACACCGGCCGGCGTCGGCCACGGTGAAGTGGCTCCGCCGGTCGCTCCGCCACCACCCAAGCCAGCGGCGCCGCCGATGTAATGCGGCTGATCCTGCAGGTCCATGACGATGCCGGGCGCGACGCCCTTGGTGATAGGTGCGCCAGTTGGCGTGAAGCCAGCGCCAGCAGCGGGAGCTTCACGCACGCCTGGCTGGATGGTCGGGCCAGTATCGACCTGAGCAGCGCTCGGTTGCGTCTCGATCGCTGCGCCCGGTTGAAACAACGCAGACAATGAATTCGCCATTCTCTTGCGTTGTTGCGGATCCGGTGTGTTCTGTACGTGGTCGAGCAAGGCGTTGGCTGACGCTGCGGTCTTCGCCATTTCCGGGTGCGCCGTGACAAGTCCGGTGATCGCCCCGCGCGCATTGGTGATATTGTCGTCGGATGGGTCCAGGTTCAGCGCCTGCATCGGGCCGGCGATCATATTGCGCTGCTGCGCATCTAACTTGAGCGCTCCGGATTGAACGCTCAACTTATCATTCGTTGTCTTCAGCAAATTCTGCACGACTGCTTGACCAGTCAACGGCATATATTTAGTCGCGAACTTTCCCATAGCAACTGGATCAGCCTCGCCATTCGCGTCAACCAGAGGATTGCCGTCCGGATCCTTGCCGTTCTGCATGGACGATTGCAGCAGTTGCCGCTCACCCATCGCCTGCTGATTCTTCTGAGCTTCGGCCTGCGCGCTCGCCTGAACGGCTTGGCCGGTCTGAAGTGTCTGCTGTGCCTGCTGGATGCCGATCTGCTTCTGCTGCAGGCCCATCAAGTCCGATAGTGTCGTCAGACCCTTGTTCGGGTTGACATCAACGTTCTGTGCGATCGGTGCGCCGAAGTCCGGCATTTATGCTCCCGCGCCAGCGCCGACGCCGAAAGCGGACGAGTCAACCGTGGGCGTGTTCAGGTAGCTCGGCGTCTGACCTTGGCCGCTCAGCAAATACGCCAATGGAACGCCTGACTGGCCGATCGCATTGGTACTGCCAACGATGCCGCCGGCAGTCGATGCGGCAGCGCCAGCTTGCGCCTGCGCGATCCCGGTGCCGAGCTGCGTGCCGGATGTCCCGACATTGCTCGCAGCGTTCTGACCCAAGCCGGCGATACCGGAGAGCCGCGAGAAAATCGCATTGTTCTGTGTCTGGAAGCGGTTGAAAGCGTTCTGATAGCCGGTCGCCGCCATGTTCTGATTGAACGACATCAGATCCTTCAGCGCCGGCCCCGACAGAGCCCCGACCCCCGGCGTATCTGCATTGCGCACTGCCTGGCCTCCAGTTTGCAGCTGGAATTGATAGCCGGGGTCGAGGTTGTTCAGGAAGTCGGTCGGAGAGAAGCTTCGATTGAGCTGGCCGCCCGGTGCGAGCATGCTGTTCAATTGCGAGGTCGCGCCGTAGCCGGCTTGGATAAACGGCTGCTCCTGGGCATTGATCGTGTTGAACATGCCGAGCTGCGTGTTCGCAGCCTTCTGTTGACCGCCCGCCTGCGTATTGGCGGCCATATTAGAGCCGACGGCGCCGATGAGCGCAGAGCCCGCCATAGCGCCAGCAACCCAGAAACTCACGTCAGTAGCTCCTGCTTGAGCTTGTTGCCCGGTAGAAATGGCGAGGCCTCATCTTCTTCGACCAGCATTTGCTCGAGCGTTTCGATGTCTTGAATACCGTCCGGATTGCGATGTACGTTCATACGCCAAGCATCTTCGATCACGAAGACGGCGCGCTGAGTGCCGACCGGACAAGTCAGAACCTGGGGACCGTCACGCGTGGCATCTAGCTCGCGCACGCCCTGATCCGTCGTCACCCGCACCCGCCCAGTCAGGACCGCATACAAATGCTCGGTTTTGTGGACCTTGCCGACGATCACCGTTCCGGCCGGCGACCAGACCGTGCGCGCATACAGGCCCTCGGCGAAATGATGATTGGTCTTCGGCTCGTATTGCGGAAGTTTCAGAAGCTCGGATTGCAGATGCGCAAGCTGCTCTTTCGTGCGCCTGGCCGCCACGCGCGCCTCCATGCGCAAGCTGATCTTGCTCATTGGATGAGCAGCCCGGATGCAGTGAACGTGATCGCCGCAGCTGCGGCGGCAAAGGCGTGGATCTGATGCCCTGCCGGCAGGACCTGACCGGACAGCTCGGGCGAGACGTAGGACTCGCCCGGTGCGATGGTTCTGGCTGAAATCAAGATCGTTCCCGGTCCGAGCGCTCCACCGGGAGTGATCCCGGCAGTTATCTGAATTGCGCCCGCCGTGGTGTTGGTGAACACCGCGCGGCCGACCTTGGCCGTAGTCTGCGTGGGGGCAGTATAGATCGCAACATCGGCGCTGCCAAGCTGCGCCGGAGCGACCAGAAGAACCTGCAGTACGGTGGTCACACTGGCAGCTCAGCCCATATCATTCCGAGATTGACCGCAGAAGCAGCCGAGGCGCCCCCCAGAGCGACGAAGGTAATGATGCCGCCCGGAGGCACCACCACCGAGCCCTCGAAGTCCTCGTAGAAGCCAAGATCTTCGCCGGTGGTCGCGATGGCCGCCGTGTTATGCATCACGTCGAACATCGCCACCGGGGCCACCGCAACGGTCGCCACGGTGTACGCGATGCCCGCACCGGCCGCGCCTCCGAAATAATTGTTGCCATAGGATGAGGCTGCGGTAATGCTTGTCGGGGCCGTCGATTGCGCGATGCCGCGCGCCAGCGCGATCCCAGTCAGGCTGGCCGATGTGACGGCCACATTGCCGGACACTTTCAGAAGGTGCAGATCAACGCCATTGATGCCACTTGAGCTGCTCGAATTCCAAACAACCAGCCCAGTCATGGCGGTTCCGGCCGCCGATAGCGTCTGCAATGCGCCCCGTGCCGTGTAGACGAATCCGGATTTCGCCATCGCCGAATAGCGCGGCATGACCTCGGAGACGCCGAATTCGCCCAACCACAACTGAAGGGCGTTCTGTGTACCGGTCAGTCGCGCTTTTGTGAGGGCTACAACTGTTTGACCTTGAACTAGCATGTCATCTCCTCACTGGGTTGAGAGATTCTCGTCCGCGCGAATATCTTCCGGATCTATCTCTGGATCGTTCAATAGCGCAATCGACGTGCTGATCACCTTGAGTTCATGCAGCGACGCCGCCATCAGATCGGCGATCTTCTGAAGCTGCCCGTTCATTTCCTGCGCGGCGTTCGGCGGCAGCACTGGCGTGGCGGCAGATTGGATCGGCGGGAAAATGGTGATCGGCATGTCAGACCGCCTGCGCTCCGCTCACGAAAATGTTGCATCCCGCCGCGCTGGCCTGCGCCGCGATCGTATCGCCTGCATTGAGGATCTGCGTGCCGGTCCACTGAAAGATGCTCGTCGCTGGAATCGATGAGCCAGGGATTAACTGTGTCGATGCGCTCAGGCCAACGCCGGCCCATACGGTCACCGATATGGGCGCGGTGCCGGTGTTCGAAATGTCGATGTCTTTCAGATACGCGACCATGTTGGTCGGAACCGTGTAGATCACGGTCTGCGCCAGGCCGACCGCGCCCTGCGCGAGCTTGGTGGGCGTGACGATCTGAAAGGCGGCCATCAGACATCCAGCCAGATGAGCGTGTTCGGAGTCACCGGATTCGGCGGCACGGTGTCATCCTCTGGAATCGACAGGAACACAGCCGGCGGCACGATGATCGGCGTACCGGGCCCACTCAATGTCTGCTTGCCGATGTTGTACAGGAACAGGTACCAGTTGATCCCTATGATCATTTTCCCGGTCGGATTCCCGGCTGCATCACGCTGCACCTCTCCGAACGGTTCGGTCTGAGGCGGGATGGTCTGAGGCAAGAGGCTCATGCGCTGAACGCCCGCAACGTCACGCCGATCAGATCGCGCTTGACCGGATCGATCACTTCAAGATCCACCACGTTGTCGCGCCCGAACGCGAGTTTGCGCCACATCGTGCGCGTCTTGTACTGGCCGATCTGCCCGATGGGGGCGGACCAGCGCTGCCCGAAGGTCTTCCCGCCATCGCGCGATATCGCAATGCTCGCCTGCGGATTCGAACCCAGGCCGCTCGCGTTGCCCACGCCCGGCAGGAAGTCGAGCTGCAGGCTCGCCATGAAGACGCGCCCGCGCTGCCCTTTATCCCAGATGTGCGGCGAGCGGCGCTTGGCAAGAATCGGCCAGCCGGAATCGGTGAAGGCATTGCGCGTGAGTTGATAGATCGAGCCGCACTGATAGTCCCCAACGATACGCATGCCCTGGAAATTCATGAACGCATTCGATCGGTGCCGATGAAACTTTTGCAGGTACGGATCGTAGGATGGGCGCTTGTGCAGTAGTTGCGATTGCGAGTCGTAGCACCAGGTTACGTCCGCCGTCGGGAAGGTGAGCACGTAGAACTCGTGCGTGTCCTCCTGGTAGGTGTAGGCGATCGCATCCGAGGTGATTGGATACTGCGCGACCTCTGTGCTGAAAGCCGGCGTTGATACCACGTTGACGGCAAACCCGCTCGACAGAAGGATCACGTTTTCGCCGCGCTCGGATCGGCCGAACCAGATCAAACCTTCAGTGCCGAACCGCGCAACCGAATACTTCGCCTTGCAGCCGGCCTGAATCGGCGTGCCGACCAATCTCTGGAACGCGAAATATTGGCCGCCCGCGTCGTACCAGATCTCGGTCGTCTTGTCGCCGATCAGCCAGAGCTGCTCCTTGTTCTCCATGACCGCGACCAGATTGTCGGCCGAGCTGTCCTTGAGCGCAAAGTTGGTCCCGTTGAATGTGATCCCGTACTGCACGCCGTTCGTGTAGAAGGTCTGCGTGCCTGGCTGATTGAAGATCCACCAGCCATCGATGAAGGCGACCGTATCGGCTCCGAGAAAGGCCGGATCGGTGATCTGCGAAAACGCGCGCGTGGCGATGTTGTAGAGGTATCCATACGCACCATCGACAATCACCGCGTACCCGCCGATGTTGTTGTCGCGGATTCTGACCTGCCCGATGTTCGTGAGCAGCGTACCTACCGAGGTCAAAGCCAGCGTCGCAAAAGACGTGGCAGTTGCTGGCGTCGCGACCGTCACCAGATAGCAGGTATTGCCAATCACCGCAAGCGCGGTCTGATCGTTCGGGAGCTCCCACAGTCCACGCACCGGCAGATTGGTCACCGCAGATGGCGGCGGCCACTGCTGGATAGTCGTGCCGCCGATGCTCCAGCATGCCGCGGCCTGGGCCGACACTTGGACCGCCGAGCCGTTATCGGCCCACAGCGTGCCGCCTGCCGGTACCCCGCTGATGGCAACAATATGCCCGAGCAGTGTTGCGACGTTGCTCACGATGGCGAAGCGGGCCACGTTCGTGCCCACAGCCCAGAAATGCACCAGGTCGGATTCCCCCATGCCGGCCGGCGGTGTGCCGCCTACAAAGCCCGGACTCGCCCACCAGGTGCGCGCTGCGTTCAGGTACGTGTCGCAATCGCTCACGCTCGCGAACGAGTACCGCGCCATCTCAACCGTTACGCCGAGCGGATCCACCGAGCACAAATGCGCCCAGCGGTTGGTGGAATTGTCGGACGTGATGACCCACAGATGAGCCATATCCGCGCACGGGAAATGCGCCTCCAGGTACCAGTTGCCCGCGCCCGGCGCCGTCAGCGCCGCCAGCACGTCGGAATTGATAGTGCCACCGCTGCCGCCAGTGAACTTGAATCCGTAAAGCTGCGCGTTGCCCACGTTGCTCTGGTGACTCACGATCTGATTGCCGGTACCGAAGCTTCCGCCCGGCAAGTGGCCGTATATCCCGCCCAGCCCCTGGGCCTGCTGCATCACCTGGCCCATCACGTTGCTGCCCGGGTCCAGGAATCCTGACCCTCCCGGCCGCAGCAGTGATTCCACCGTATTCGGTATGTCGGTCGGAAGTACCGAGCCGTTGGCAAGACTCAACCGGTAGGTGGTGGGCAGCAATGTGCTGGAGCCGCTGTTCCAGCCGTTGACGCGCACTGTCCCGCCCGTAAAGGCGGTCGCGATCGGATAGGGTCCATTAACGCCGAGAGTTTGAAACGGGAAGCCGGTTGCGTCGTTCTCCCATATCTTGACAAGCGGATGCGCATCAATGATGACAGAAATAGGGCCACCCGGACTGCCCCCTCCAGGCGCAGCGACAAGCTGCACGAGTCCCGGACAGCCCAGCAGCCCCACGACTTCCTTCGCGTTTTGCTTATCGACCTCGGCATACCAGTTGATGCAGGTCTGATTGTTCTGCAAAGGATTCGGCGCGGTATCCTCTCCTCCGACGAATCCGAAGTCTCCGAAGATTTGAAGCGGGGCAGACTCGCCAGCCATCCGTCAAAATCCCACATAACTGCGCTGATTAGCAACGAGCGTCGCCATGTCAGTTGACCCCATTACGGAGGAAAACAGCATCGCCTCCGGCAGCAGGCCGTCCCAAAAAACAGATCCTGCGATGCAGCCAATCTGATTCGAGGGCGACACCGTCGTGGTGCTGAACGCCTGCCCAGGATTAGATCCCGGCGCGCTGTCGTTCAATACCCCATTGATGTAGGTAGCCACCAGCGGCGTGGCTGCCCATGTGCCTATGACGGAGAGCACGGTGTTGTAGATTTGCACCGTGCTGGCCGAATCGTGGAATGAGCCGTAGGTTGAGTGACCCGCATACGCGAACGGCGTCGGTACAATGTTCCCATGTACCACACCGAATGAAAGTTGAGCGCGTCCGGCGCCCGTACCGGTATCTCCGTAGCACAGCCAGCCCGGAGTAGAGCTAGAGTTTCCGATCACCGTTTGCTCTGCGACCGCCGCCAGGGTGCTCGGATTGGTGCCGGTTACGACTGGCCCATTGGCGAAATTGAGTTGCGTGCTGTTCGCGCTGATGCACAGGATCGCTGGCTTATTATTGGTGCCGATCGTCTTGAGCGTGCCTGATGCGACAATCTGCGGCTGATTGCCTGCGGTGGCCTGAGTGGCGTTGTAGCCGTTGCCGGACTGGTCGTACCACGTCGTGATAAAGCCGTTGTTGGCGCCGACGAACGTCGCGAGCGAGGCTGTATCCAATGCATTATTGACGAATCCAATGTTCAGCGTCGTATTGTCCGAGCTACGCCGAACTTGGATGCAGTTGCCGGCATAGGCGGAACGCAGCTTTCGCAGACCCCAAGCGGCGCTCGCGCTGATCGATAATGAATCGAGGACGAGCCCGCCTCGATGCTTGGCAACCGCTGGGATCACGTGTTGTCCCCGCTGAGAACCCAGGTAGTGGTTGCAACTTTCGTCAGCGTCAGAGTTGAATTCTGCGCCCGAGCTGTTACCGAACTTGCATTCAAGAGCGTGTCTGTCGTGATGGCGATGGTGGTCTGTCCCGCTCCAAGCTGCACGACTTGTACCACCGTCCCGACTGGGAATGCCACTGTTCCATTAGCCGGAATCGTCAATGTGTTGGCCGATCCGTTGTTCATGGTCACGATGCCCTGATTCGCCGACGAGGCCGGCGCGTCGGTCAAGGCGAGCGTGTAAGTCGTGCCGGTCTGCGCGTTCACGGTCGGACCAGAACCACCGGAAGCCGCTGCCCATGCAGGAAGACCGGCGACGACGGTCAAGACGTAGTTTGTCGTACCGATGCCAAGACGCTGTTCCGCTCCGGCCGTGCCGCCGATGATGATGTCGCCGGCCGTGGTCATCGGATTTTGTGGGAACGCTATCGCGATGCCGCCTGCTCCGTATGCCTGAGCCAGCGTCCCATCGGCGTTGAACGTGGCGAGAATCGGTATTGGAGTCGATGGCGTCTCGCTCGCAGGCCCAGGAGTCGAGCCGCTGCTTACGTTCGGGTTCGGGTATGCCATTTCAGTCTCCGGTATCTATCGTTGGTAGCCGCCGCTAAGAACCCAACCTCCGTCAACGCGGTTCCCTCTTACCAGCTCGCGATCATAGCGAGCGACATTCGCCGGCTTCGCGTTGAGCGCCTTGACAAAGCTCAACGCCTCTTGAGCATTGGTCTTGATCGCCTCCGAAAGCGGGAAGCCATATTCGGCGCACAATTCTTTCGCCAGCAGCCACTTGAGCATTCTGGAATAGCCCTGCGGCATGACGAGAACCTGATTCAACGTCAGGTTCGACAGGATCGTATCGGTGAAAAGATGCAGCTCGGCGTTATTCCCTGGCGTCTGGTATGCGTTGAGCAGTCCGTACGGAAACTGGTTGTTGTACCAGGCGACCGTCGGCCACGGCCCAGGCTGCGCCTTGTACAGCAATTCCGTGTATTGCGATTCCGTGTAGGCAACGTCCAGCGTGAAATCGAGCGCGTTAAAGCGCGTGAACCCGTGCGTGATCCGCAGCGGTCGCGGGATCGGGAAATCTCCCGGCACCGTGTAGCTGAAGCTGTCTGCGCTGTTGGAATTTGCGGTCGCATTGGCCGACATAGTGACGGTCGTGGACCCGATCGCTGTGACCGTCGTGAGCGCAGGAATTAGCCCTTGCACGTCGGTCAGGATCGAGCCTGAACCAACCGTGTAGGCCGCGGTGGCGCCAGCGACCAGATTGGCCGGTATGTTCGTAATCGCCGTGATCGTGGGCGAGCCGCTCGTCAGCGTGCCGGAGAACGGTCCGGAGCCTAGCAGCGTCATGATGGGATTCCCTACCGTGTACAGGCGTTTCTGCGCGGTCCACGTCAGGATGTTCTCGTTGGAGCCGAACACGTACTGCTTGTCGATCGAGAGCGAATCGAGCAAGTCGTTCAGCGTATCGAGGCAGTCAGCCTCGTCGGGCGCTGCGATCTGCTCTCCCGACTGGTAAGAGTTGATCCGGCGCAGTGCGCCCTGAATGAGGTTAAGCGCGTTCGTGACCCCAATGGTCATACGTTGGTCCCTCCCGCCGGATAGGCGACTCCGACCGGCAAGTTTGACACGGTAAGCGTCATCGGGGAATTGGCAAGCACGCCGGTCGTCCCGCTGGCGGGTGACTGCGCGGTGACGAAGTTCGGCTTAGCCGCTGTCGTCTGCACCCAAATGATCGACACTGGATCGGCCTGAAAGTAGCCCAGCGGCAGCACGCGCACACCGGCGGCCACGAGCGCGGTCAGAGCGGCCGGATATTCGAGCCCGACGACGTTTGGCATCGTAGGCATCGGCGCATCATTTGAAAGTCAGCTCGGCCCAAACCAGCGAAATGTCCGCGACCATCGTCGAGATCGTCGCCCCTGCAGCCACCGACACCCAGTCGCCCGGGCTCGCGATGATCAGGCCGTCCAGCGGCTCGTACAGGCCCCCGGTGATCCCGGCGGTAGCCGTCGCATCGACCTCGTGCGTGGACAGGAACGTCGCGCCGGCGGTCGCCACCGTGCCCTTGTTGTAGACGTTGCAGGCGGGCGTCTGATTAGCGGCCGGTCGCGTGCAGCCCACGCCGGTGATCGTGGTGGTCGAGGTCGGGGCCGATGTCTGCCCGGTGCCCCAGGTCAAGCCCACGACGCCGGCCGCGCCTGGAGCGGTGGTCCACCCGAGCGACACGCCCAGGATGATCGCCAGCACCTTGCTCGTGCCAGCACTGACGCCGGTGTTGTTCCATAGCAGCGGGCCGCCGGTCGCTGCTGCGGTGCTATACACGGTCATGCCGGTCAGGGCAGCGGTGGCGACGAACACCTGCCCGGCGCGCGCGAGCTGGTAGTAGCTGTCAGCCTCCGAAGAGTTGCGGCTGATGATCACGTCGGGATCTGCGTCATCGTCGATACGTTCGAGGACACGTTCTCGGGGCGGGAAACGAACACGCTATAGACCTCGCTCGCCGTGGGCGCCGCCGTCGTGGTCGAGGAGTCATTGGAAAACGAGATGGCCAGCACGCCAGAGGCCGACACGCGCGAGCCGGTGATCGCGACCCCGGCCTGAAAGGTCGGCTTGTTCACCATGACCACGTCTCCGAGCTGCAGGCCCGTGACGGTGAACGTCTGCTCTGCCGACGTGTTGGTCGCCACGGTCGCCGGCGAAAGGGTCACGGCGAGCACCCAGGCATTGCGCACGTTTCCGCGCGGGATCGTTGAAGGGGCGTCGCTCATGTGCTCACCTCATGCCGCCAGGCTCACCGGCGAAGTTTCGGGCTGAACCAGCACGCCCGTCTTGATGCAGTGCTGGAAGAAGTTGCCGCGCCAGACCTTGCTGCCGCGGTGCGTGAACGCGATGTCCGAATCGATCCACACCCGCTCGCCCGTCTCGCACCAGCGCCGGCAGAAGTAGATGTCCTCGCCGAATTCGTCCGGGGCATTGCCGATCTTGAAAAACGGCCGATCCTCGGTGCCAATGCCGGCCGCCTGCAGCCGCTCCAAGGCCGAACGCTTGATCCGCACAAATGCGGTCGGGATTTCCTTCGCTTCGAAAAGACCGTTCGCGCTCATCACGCCGGTGAGTGCATTCATGTGATAGGAATCGTCGCGCTTGGCATCGCGCTTGGGCACCAGACCCCCGACGATCTCCTGCGGGTGGGACAGCACGCGCGTGAGCGCCTTGGCATCCCAGCCCACGTCGGCATCGACGAACAGCAGATCGGTCGCATCGGTGGACAGGAAACTCGCTACGAGCTTGTTGCGCGCCATGTCCAGGAACGGGTTGCCGGGCGCGATGGCGTGATGCATCCCGATCCCGCAGGACGCCAGATACGCCCCGCTTTCGAAAAGAGAGGAGGCATACTCGATGCACACCCACTCGTCGTAAGCAGGCGTGGCGATAAAGACCGTCTTTTTCGGGCCGCTCACCGAGGCCCTACCAATCCATCAGCGCGCCGCTGGCCGGTGCCGTCCAGTTCGGCTGCACGCGCATAACCCCGACGTTGTAGCTTTGCGAGAGCGAGGCGGCCGCGCCGGTCGTGGTCGAGGACAGGTTCAGGAACGACAGCGCCAGAACGCCGGCGGCTGAGCAGCGAGAATTCACGATCGCCACCATCGCGACCGGCGTCTGCATTGATACCTCGATCAGATCGGTAGTCAGCAGGCCCGTCATCGTGAAGGTCTGCTCGACGATGGTCGCGGTAGCAACCGAGGCGGGCGCCAGCGCGAGCGAGAAGCTGCCGATCTTCCAGATGTTGCCGACCGGCGTCTGCACCGTATCGGGCAGCGTCGCGCTCTGCGGTCCGGGGTTGGAGCCATCGACATTGGTAACAGCAGGGAAGGCCATGTCGTCTCCTTAGCCCGAGATCCGAACGCCGAGCGAGCGGTACAGACTCGCGAACCCGTATGCAATGTCCATCCGGGTCGGCTCCGCGTCGTTGTTTATCGTATATTGCGTTGCGATCCGGATCGAGATGCCTAAGTCCTCATCGTATGCCCGACTCGCTTCGACCGCGGTGCGCGGTAGCGGTAGGTCAACGAAGGCCAGAGCATAGGCATCTCGGTGAAAGTACAGGTTCTCCGTCGAGGCCGTGGCCGAAGCGGCCCCGCCGTTGATCGTGACCGTGTATGGAGACGCGGGGGCGGCGGACACATTCTGGAACTGGCCGCCGGAGATGACGCATTCCCCGATGGTCACCGTCAGCAGGCCCCCGGAGCTGCAGGTATAAAGGCCCGTGGCCGCGTTGAAGGTGCCGTGGTTCAGCGTCGCGGCCGCGAAGGCCGGTCCGCCCGGGCCCGCCGAGCCGGTCATCTGCGCGTATCCGCCCGGCGGCAGCACCACGAATTGCTTCAGGGTGTTGCCGTACCGGCCGCGGTTCTGCGGGTTCACCGGGTAGCAGCCCAGGATCTGGAGGGTGTCGCCCACATAGCACTGAGCGACCGCGCTCGAGGTGCCGTTGGAAATCTCCAGCGTTCCGGTCTGCGCCCAACCCGACGTGAGAAGCGCCGTGCCGCCGGTGGGCGAGGTGGCCGCGGCCAGCACCGGAGTGCTGGAGAGTGTCCCGGTCGTGTAATTGGCGATGTTCGGATCCTCGAACCAGTCCGCGCCCGCTGTTTTGGCCGCGACCATACCGGTCTCGTACAGGTCCGAAATCTTCGCCTGCGGGTTGAACAGGCCCTTGAGCGAATCGGCCATGCTCGAGGACGCCAGCGGGTGCAGCACCGCCGTGGGCATCATGCCCTTGGGCATGCCCTCGGACACCAGAATCGCGCGAGCATCGGAGAACGACTTGAACGCCGTCGGCGTTGTGCCGGGCGTGCCGAGCCGGTTCGCGGTGTTTTGGAGGGCGAAGTAGGCGCCGTCGTTGTCCACTCGGTTTGCCGTAGCGATGCAGGCCGGGTGGATGAACCGCTCCTCGAACTCGTCGATGTCGAGCAGCATGTTGATCGTGTTGAACTGGATATCGACGTGGAACTGGTACAGGATGTTCACCGGCACGTAGTTTTCCGTGCTCGGCTCCACGTTCAGCGCCGGGCCGAAGGTGCCCAGGTACCGAGGCGGCAAGCGGACATTGCAGGTCGCGCCGATCTTGCGGCCCTTCTGTCCGAATTCCTTGTCATATTGCCGGTTGAACTTGTCGGTGAGCACGCACATGTTCGCGAGCACCGGCAATGCCCGGTTCGTGATCATGCTGATCGTCAGGAGCTGGTTTGCCACGAGCGATGCACCTCAGCGCCCACACAGGGCGCGAACGGAAACGAAATCCGCGAATCAGTGTCGCTTGCGCAAGGCCAGATTGGCATGATTGCGCCGCTCGTAGTCGCGGATCGTCTCGCGGATGTTCATATCCGCTGGGGCGACCTCGGCGGGAGAGGCACCACTACCGTTCAATGGCCGTATCACAGGCGCCGTATCGCGGGCCCGGCCCGGGACAATGCCCGTCTCGTCTTCGCTCGGTGCGGCCTCGCGCCGCGTGCCGTTGGTGCTTGCTTTGCTGCTCGGCGTTGCGCCGTCTTCATCCTTCGTGGCCGGCTTTTTGGCCTCGAATGGTTTAAGGGTACTCTCGATTTTGCCGATTGTCACGAGTTGCTGGGATGGCTTCAATTTCCATAGCGATTCCAAGACTTTCGGGTTTTTCGCCAGATGATAGGAAAGCTCAGCACCCATCTCGGTCTGCAGCATGTAATCGTGGACGATCGGCGGGATCCTGAGATCGAGTTCTGTGGCCTGTCGCAGCGCGTCCGCAAAATCAGGAACGAGGGCTGACTTCTGACGAGCAATGGAAAGCATCTCATTGATGCGTTGTTGTTCTTCTTCGGCAGCTCGCTCGGTCTCCTTCTCGCGCAGCTTCGCATCGGCCCGCAGATCGGCCCGCCAATCGATGACCGCTTCCCAATAGGCGGTGTCACCTTCCGCACCGGCCGGGAACTTGTCGCGCTGCGGCTTGCCGGCATCCGGCTTGGCAGCTTCCTCTGGCTGCTTGGCCTTGGCCTTCAGATCTGCCAGTTCGCGTTCCGTCGCGGCCAGGCGGGATTCGGCCAGCTTGCGCTCGCTGTACTGCGCTGCGGCGAACTCCTCGGCTGCCTTGCGCTGCGCGACCCGCTTGCCGATCACGCGCTTGACCGAATCCGGCAGCTCCTTGCGGCCTACGGCCAGCAGATCGTGACGCTCGCGGGAGGTCAGGCCGTCCTCGCCTTCGGCTTCCTCGGCGTCTTCGGTGGATGCTCCCTCACCGGACGGTTTCGCCGCTGCTTCATCGGCCGGCGCCGCTTTTGACTCCGGGATCTTGCCATCCTGCAACGCTTGGGCCACGTCCAGATCGGATCGGATCTGCTCCAGTTCGGCTTTGCTGTCGATCGTGACTACGGCCATCAGATACCCCCGTTCGGTTTGTTCTCGGCGCTCAGCCCCGCCTGCACCATGCGATCGGCAGCGGCTGCGTCATGGCCGGCCTGCGCGTGCGTGTCCAGGATCTTGCCGCCGGCGCGGATTTCTTCGACCGCCAACGCGGTGTGCGCGCGCGTCTCGGTGTCGTGGATTTTGGCCTGCGCCATGACGTTGGTGTCGTGCGCTTTCACGGTCGCGGCCAGATGGGCCTTGGTGATGCCGGCCTTCGCATCCTGCTGCGCAGCCTGCAACTGCTGCTGGAGCGATTGCACCTGATTCGCCAGCGACTGCACGATTGAGCGCGCGCGGCTCGACAGCCCTTCCATGATCTTCTGCAGGCCCTCCGGATTGGCCGCCATGAGCCGATCGGCGAGCTCTTGCATGTACGGGTGATCGATCGAGCGGAACACGAGGTCGGCGCCCTGCTTGGCAATGATCTCGGCCAGCGGCCCGATCTTCAGGAGGTCAACCAGGTTCTCGGCGCCTTCCTCGCGCTTGGTCTCGTAGCCCGGCCCGGTGTCCATTACCACGTCGTAGCGGCCAACCGATAGATCATTTTTGATGCGCTCGATCGCCTGGCCGTCCGCGCCCTGCTCCTGCGTCTTCTCGTTGAGCTTGACCATCGTGGGCGTGGAGTCCTCCCCGATGATGCGCTGCAGCCGGCCCGGCTCCGGGAAGTAGAACGGGATCCACTCCACCATCACGCGCCAGAGCTGCGCGATCCCAAGCGTCAGGTTGTCGTAGTACTGGAAATGCGACTGATCGGAGAGCCACTGCCGGCGCTTGATCGCTCGACCGGACACCACAACGCCCTTTTCGTCCTGCCCCGGCTCATTCGGCATGCCGGCCACGGCCATGAGGTTCGATCGCATGCCCTGCACGAACTCCGCAAAGCCCTGCTCAATCCCGGCCGGCGGCTGGCGTGTCGGCAGCGGAAGCAATTGATCGCCCTGCGCGGTCGGAATGACGACAGCCTTTCCGACCAGAATCGAATACGACTTCTGATTCGCGTCGTCCCACTCCGGGTGACCGTCGGTGACGCCTTCATAGGCGGTCCACGGCGCTTTAGGCGCAAGTCCCAGCCGCTTTATCTTGGCGACCTCGCCGTAATTCACCATGCGTTGCGCGTCCATCATGGCTTCGACCATGCCGCGGCGGCGCACTTTGCCGTCGATGTCGCGCACGTTGCCTTCGACGCGGAAGATCGGGATGTAGCTGCCGGGGATCTGCTGGCGATCGATCACGATGAGGCCGTTCAGACGGAACCATTCCACCTGGCGCTTGACAGAATCGCGCGAGCCTTCGATGCGGGCGCCGGCTTTCTTAAAGCGCTCGGCCACATCATCGAGATCGACGATCATCGCGCCGTCGCTCTCGCGCCTGCGCCGCGGCAGTTCGGAGCGGTAGCGCGTCATCTCTGAGCCGTCAGCGGCCCGGATCGAATAGAGCTTTTCTTCGCGCTCACGAATGCGAAAGTACTCGGCCAGGCGCAGGTCTTCCTTGTCCTCCCAGTTCGTGCGCTCCTCGTCGCGCCCGATGTCAGTCCATTGGATATTTCTCGCGTTCGGATAGCGGCGCCTGTACTCCTGCCGCTTCATCTTCATCGACACGAGGCACCAAGTCTGATCGGCGCCGCTGGGCATGATGGCACTCGGATCCATCGCCACCGTGAACGTGTTGCGGATCGGCAGGATGCGCAGATCCTTCTGAAACGAGCGCGCATCGATGTACTCGGCGATCAGGCGGAAGTAGCCGACGCCGCCGGTGATCGCGCAGTCGGCGGCCGTGTCGTAGGCAACCGATGCCTCGGAGCGTGTCTCGATGTGGCGCCCGATGCCGTTGTAGATCTCGGCGATCTCGATGTCGGCGCCTTCTCCGACCGGATGGCATCTGCCGCGCGGGCGCTGCTGCTTGATGTTGTTGAGCACGCGCGTCACCATCGCGCCGGTCAGGTTGATGGTGAGTTCCGGCTCATCCTGTGAGGCGGTCGTGGTGACATCGTGGTCCCACTGATCGCCTTCGACGAAAAGCGCGGCGGCTTTGGCGCGCTTGTGGTTGTCGCTTTCGTGCTCGTTGAAGATGTTCAGGCGGTCTTTGGCTTCCTCCCAAATAGCCGCGTCGGTGATCGCCGCGAACTCGCGGTCTTCTTCGGTGCGGACGGCGGCTCGATCAGTCTCAGCCATAGAGATCGCGCCAACTTGGAGTAAACGTCATGGCATTCAACCATGACAGGTATGCGTCTCGATAGGTGTGTCCCCAAGCCCACGCACCGCCGACGCACTTCCAGCCGCGATAGTTACCGCGCCATTCAACAGAAATGCGCGGCTTCATATCGTCCTCATCCAAGAATTCGGCCCGCGCGGCCGATTGATGTGCACGCCGTTCGTATTCTGCTGCGGCAGCTTCGGCGCATTGGCAAACTCAAGCCCGCGGCCGATGAGAGATAGCACATCCACGCCATCGTCATATTTGCCAGCCGGGAAGCGCATGAGCTGTGAGAAAAGGTCCGCCTTCCACGGCGACGACTTCGGCAGATAGACCTTGCCCATCGCGCAGCGGGCCTGGATTGCACGGGCTCGCACCACTTTGTCGGCGATGCTCGGCAGCCACTCAAGGCGGCACAAAGTCTCGCGCTCCTGCATGCGCTTGCGCAGGAATGGCTCAATGGCCCGCTTGATCGGCCCGGACTCGCCGAACCAGATGAGCGGTTTATAGCGCGCGATCAGGTCGCATTGCCGCTCAATCCAGACATCGCT